CAGGTAGTATCTCACGAAAAAGGGGGTCATGTAAACCCCCTTTCTCTATTTTTTTCTCCGTTACATATCAAGTAGTTACAGACTTTTCCTCAAGTTGTTTCTCCAATTCTGCAACTCGACGTTGCAATTTTCGAACCATTTCTCTTAGTGTATAAAAGTCTCTATCGGACAATGTAAGTCTCCTTATTGTACGTGTTTAGTTATAAAAATAACATCCTCGAAATCAGTAACTTCATCAGTTTTGTACACTACCTCTGTTGTTACTCCAACACTTTCATCCCAAATTTTTATTGTGTCGATAAAATCTTTTCCGTATAATCTTACATGCCCGTAATGAGATTCTGGCACATCATATTCTTCCGTTTCCCTAACAATACTTGGCGATGGCACAGACCATAATAATGTGCCATATGGTGTTAATATGCGACACAATTCTTTAAATGCTAGAAAATCGTCCTTCACATGTTCTAAGATATGAACACACATAATAAGATCATATGTCGAACTATCTCTAGGTATTTCTCTAAGATCAAAACCATTTTTTTCACCAAAAATGCTTTGTTCTGTGCGATCCGTCGGGAGGTATAAAATAGATGGGTCATTACTTGTCAATAAAATTTTTTGACTTTGATTTAAGTGTCTTTCGTCATAGAGTTTTTTTATAATACGATGTCTTTCTACTCCTTCGCATGCCGCACACTGCGGAGGGATATTGGGTTTGTCTTGATGTACCGCAAGTGAAGCACCCGGAGGAGCAGTTGGATTATTTCTTTGCCCACACCAACGAAAATCTGTACTATTGCATATGTTACAAGTAGGCATGTCAGTTCTCCTTATAGTTTTAATCCAGAGAAGTCCTTCCGACCAAGTTTCTTGGTTGCCCAACCCATTTGGTCTTGTTCCTTCCACCTTTTCCCATAATCACCTTTATCGAACACAGGTCCATCATCAACAATATCATCCTGTTGGTCCTGTTCTACGTCATATAGACGCATCTTTGAACGATCAACTCCAACTACAAACCGTTTTGGATTTATATCTGAATATCGATTCTTTAACTGTTTCACCATGATCTGGCCCAAGTCTTCTAACTCTTCAGAACTGACCAAAGCGAAAAGCATGTCTGCGGTTGCCGGGAGACCGAACGACTCACTTGTGTCTTCTAGCCCCGGATCTGAATTGGTGTATCCACTTCGTGTGGTCTGAGTTGCAGAAACGATGGGAACGTTAAACTCAACTGCCAATCCTCTGAGTTCCTCTGCGATTGCTTTGACGAGAGTGTATGAGTTGACTTGCGCACCACCTTTGACTCTAGAAGACATGCAGATATTAAGATAGTCGATGTAGATAATATCTGGCACGAATGCTTTCTTCAGTTTAAGTTCGTTAAGTAAATATCTAAAATGACCAGATCCCGCACACGCAGTTGGATACTCTTTGATGATTAACTTACCGGATGTTTTCCCTTTTATTTTATCTAACTTTTTATCGTAAATAGGTTTGGGCAAAGTCTCCAGTTCATCTAACGTAACATTCATCAAGTTCGCATCAATGCGTTGAGCGATTTTCTCGGAGGCCATTTCCATGGTTATGTACAAAACATTTTTCCCATCTAATAGATTTGCAGAAGCAAAGTGGCACATCGCAAGTGATTTGCCCACACCTGTCCCCGCAAGAATTATGTTGAGAGATTTCTTTGGCAACCCACCTTTAGTAATCTTATTTAGATACTCTAAGTCAAATGCTAACTTCTCTTCTGTGCGATGATAGAAGTCATATCGTTCATCACCGTCTTCTAAGAAATCGTGACCTACGTTAGGATCAAATGAAACTGACAATGCGTCACTTAATATTTGAGGAATCGCACCTTTGTCTTTGTTTTTATCGGAACCATCAATGATAGAAATTGACGACATGATTGCGTTGTGCAAAGATTTCTCTTGGCAGAACTTTTCGGTAATGTCTAACAACCACCCTTCGCCTTCGTTTGCATCTGATTTTAGTCCGTTGATGATTTGGACGCATTGCTCGTACTCACTATCAAGAATATTGTTTGCAGAATCAATTTCAATAATGAGTGATTCTTTGGTTGGGAGTGTGTTGTACTTCTCAACATAGTTACTAATTTGAGTATATGCGAGACGTTCTAATTTATCCGCAAAGTATTCTGCCTTAACGTATGGCAAACTCTTCCTTGCATATTCCTCATTAGATATTAGATTTGCTAGGATAATTTGTTCAGTTGTCATCTTTTTCCAAATTCTGTTGTTCTAGGTGTTCTTCAATAATTGATACTAAGATATCACCTACTGTATCCTCAAATGACTTCAATGTCAAGTCTAAGTTGTCAGAATTTTCTAATGTAATCGTATTGAACGTAAGATACACATCATCATCGTTATTCTCGCGAGTTTCCATAGAAACGGTGTCGTACTGATAAACGACACCTGTATATTCTCCTTCTAGAATACGAATAGACCAATGGTCATCGTACATGCTCTTATCATGAGACAATAACTCATGCTTCACTGGTGTCGGCATGATCAAGTTCCTCCTGTTCAGCACCACCGTATAAGAATTCCTTCTGCGCGCAATCCTCAATTCTCTGCAAAATTTCATCTGTAAAGTATTCCTTCGGATTTTCATTAATTGCTTTACCAAATACTTTACGACCATCCGGAAGTTCGTAACGTGTTGCGACCTTTTTCATAATACCATACTTCTCTGCCAAATCAAGAAGACCGTAATAACGATCAAGACCGCTATCATAAGACAACTTGGTTTCGACGATTTTGTTTTCTTTGGTGAATCGAGATTTATGCATCTTGACTTTAATGATGTTACCGACAACATCTGTTCCATCTTTGTCTTTCTTCTTTGTAAGCATGCAGATAGAAGACGCTGCGTACTTGAGACCAGACCCACCAGAGATTTCTTTAGTTGGAACATAAGCACCTACCACATCATAGACATGATTTGTAACGAGCAATGGCACATTTGCTTTTGCGAGTTTTAAAGAAAGAACTCGGAATGTTCCACGGAGTAACTGTGCCTTAGTCATGTCACGTGCGTTCTTACCAGATGCGGTATCTTCCAGTTCCTTCTCACTTGATAACATACCCAAAGAATCCAGTACCATCATCATTGGGGGTTTTTCTTTCCCCTCGATGTACTGATCTAACATTCGCACTGCTTGAGTACGAAACTCTTCAATAGACTGTGGTTCGACGATTGCGACTCGTTTAGTATCAATACCACGGTCAGTCATCATCTTCTTGGTGACAGCAGCTTCTGTGTCAAAGTAAATCACACCACCGTCTTCATTTTGTTCTAAGAACGTCTTAAGCACTCCCAGAACAAAGAATGTTTTGCCAGTTGCGGATTCACCCGCAAACGCAGTGATTTTATTGTTAGGGACACCTCCGTAGATAGATCCGCTCAGCACTGCATTCATAATGTAGGAACCAGTATCAATAGATCCGGAATACTCCGAACTGTTTCCACCATCATCAAGGATATTTGCATTATCAACATCCTTGACTAAATCATTTAAAAAATTCACGATGTATATACCTCATCTAGTTTATCTCTAAACTGTTCAATTTTCTTTAATCGATCTGCACCATCCCACTTAATATAATCTTTCTCAGGGTTCTTTGCTAGATTATTGAGCAGAGGTGTAATCATGTTATATAAATTATCGCACTTTTCTTTGTATTTGTCAACCTCTGCTTCTGTTGCTGATGCATGAGTCTTAACATCTTTTACGATATCAAGTTCGTCTTCGTCGACCATACTGAACCCGAAATCAAAATCACTCATACGAAAAAATCCTCCAGTGTTGCTTTTTTCTCTGCACTCCAACCAATAACATCAAGGATTGAACTGACAGGTTCTAAAAATGCTTTGTTGAATTGCATGTCGTAGTCGATATATTCATTGACCTTGAACTCTTTGGGTAAACTGGAAAGTACACTCAATACTCCCTGTTTAAGTGGATTTGGTTGTTTGAGATAGCAGAACTTAATTTTTTCACCATCCTTGATTCTTTCAAATCGTTTTTCCAAGTTATGCTTCTTGATTAGATAATTGTATACCAATGCACCTCTGACGTGAATGGGTGTTGCTTTTGGTATATCTAACCCCAGTCTTTCGACTATATCTTCATTCTGTCGTTGTTCATATTTAGTTAAATCGGTAACACCACGAGGGAACGCAACATCCTCAAATGGAAGAGTTCTGAATTGCTGACGGAAATCTGTGATATATTTTTGGATTGATTGCTCATCGGAGTTCATAATAATTATGACAGCCTCCTTGAGTGCATCACGGCATGCTTGTGGTGTGGATGATTTGACAATCTCCAATCCCATTACCTTGAGTTTAGGTTCTGCATACCTCACACCTTCGTTATCATAGACGTTGAGTGCATATCGTTTCTTTGCGGTCCAAATACCCTTATCCGCAATTGCTTCACGTTTCATGAACATCTTCTGCTCATACGCATTCATCACATCAGCAAGATCTTGATAACTTTGATCAATAAACGGTTCAATCTTCTTTTCAGCAATGTCGTCCAAGAATTTGACCACCCTGCCCGTATCAAGGTGATGTAGTTCATCTCCCTTCTTAAACACTCTGTTAACCAACTTGTCA